TCATCCAAATTAATTTCACCTCTAATGTAACCTCGATTCCTGAACCAAGTTTCATTTATTCCAATCAGTTCTCCCAGCTCTCTGTTTAGATAAAATCCATGTTAAAAAGATAGTACACTAATCGTAACTATAAGGTCATAATATATAGCAGTTATCATAATCTGATTATCCTTTAGTGATATAGATATAATTTCATCTGCACTAGAGAATATCTTCGTAACAATGCCGGTAGAATCAATATAAACCATCATTTCCCCGTCATTATGGCTGACATATACGAATTCATTGGTAGGAGCACCTATACTAAATGATGCTCCTAACCGTATTGTTTCATAATATTTAGTTCTTTTTATTCCATTTGTTGGCAGAAGTCCTCCCAACTCTCAACTTATGCTATTATTTTGTTGCTATTTGTTGCCAATCACTTAATGGTTCTGTCGTTTCAATAACCGTTAAATCAATCATGGCTTTTATCTCCATAATGCCAGCTGAATTATCAGGGCATTCCAGCATGAAGTCAAAATAATTAGCGCTATTCAACTTTTGATACAGCTTAAATTGGATATCATTTCCACATATCAATTTAAAATGGGAAACTCCATTACGATACCCACTTAATGAAGCTACATAGCAAGACGATATTCCACTTCTTAGCACATATAGTAAGCATATTACAGGCTTATATACATGTAGTTCCTCTTTATATGCTATCTTGTATAATTTGCCTTGAATTAAATCAAAATATGCTGTTCTCCTTGTTAATCCCTTATTAGTATTTGTCGAAAGTGGCAAAAGTTCTCCCAGGACTTTCGCGGCAGCCGAAGAAGATGTCAAAGTTGGGTTCTTGGAACCGTCCAAAGTACGGAGCCAAGAGAAGGTGTCGGACTGGGGCAACTGGTCCTCAAACTCATCTGTTCCGGCTGCCGCAGCGGCAGCAAATGTTGATATTTCTGATGCAGCGGAAACAATCCGTGCGGAAACTAATTCTGTCATCTCATCGACGGTCACCTGTCGTTCGTTGCCGTTTTTATCCACAGCTTTAAAGCCAACTATATTTTCTAAATTCAAATCACTCATAATATCAATTTTATAAAGTTCTTATATAAGTTTTCCACGCTTTTGAAGTGCCGCCAACCGATTTGTACAGCTTCTTCCTGCCACTTTTTATCTTATAACGGGAAAGGTTGTTCCCGTCATAGTTCACGGGATAATCCGGATTGCCCTCGTTGGCATACGCCTCCATTTCGTATTTTATAGTATAATATGCCGAGCTCGCAGGATGGCAGATAGGGTTTCCCTTGATCCACTCGACAAAATACCGCCAGTAGTATTTTACCCATGAGCCGATAACCTGTGCCTGACGCAGGTGTATGGTTTCGTGCGTCATACTCTCCTTACCCGCATAGGTCTGCATATACCTATCTATGTTCTCCTTGTTCTCGGCACGGTATATCATCCGTCCGCACCACATCATGAAACGGTATCCCTTGAAAGGATAATGCTTCATGGGAAGTAGCTCAGGAGTATCAAAATCACCCGGCTTGCTTGAGAACAGCATCTTGATTAATTGCCATAATTCTTTCATACTACTCCTTCTTTTTATCCAGATAATCATTCAGTGAGTCCGCCAGCAGACCGGGCAGCATGGAGGTGGAGCGTCTTATGATATCCACCTCCTCTTCGTCAAGTTCCACACCATCTACAGTCGACTTGAAGATTTTCTCCGCAAGGAGATGCGCCTTCAAGCCCGCTACGTTCTTATATATCCAGTCACCGAAGGCCTCAGTGATGTTACTGGCTATAAGCTTTTCTTTTTTAATCCCATCATAAATAGGGAATTGTGCAAAATTTATTCTCATACTTTATATTTAAATTATCCGCAATAAAACATAACCCAATAATTACCCATACACTTAATGAAGCCGGATGCAAAATCCAAATCAATATAAGACACCTCCTGTCCTCCGGGAGCAGGCAGGATCCGTCCTCCTGTCAATCTTACTCCGCCGCTCATACGTTTGAAGTATATAGTATGTCCCGGAACATCCGGAGGAAGCGTCACTTCTATATTGTCTCTATTAATAAACATCACATTATCATCGTTGTTGTTCAATGAAGCTTTGACAGAGATATTCCTCCAGTTGCCAACTATGCCACGAAGAGAAACATAGCTGTCATTGTTCGGATGAAGGAAAATGTTACCTCCCTCCACGAATAGAGGAATGCTCGGAGTCTTGATGTGCATTCCGATCATGGCATTTGGACTCTGTATGTCAATTCCAGCATCATACTTAATCCCTTCAATGGTGACAAACTGCGTGTTTCCCCCGATTCTTACGTTTGCAAATGTCCTTTCGTTATAAAACTCAATTTGTCCGGCAGACAAATTGAAACCGACGTATTTATTTGTTTCATTTTCATAAAGGATCTTTGAGGACAATATTCCCGAAGCGATGGAGAACGGACCGATACGTCCTTTATCCGCTGTGATTGTTCCTGTAATCTCTGCATTCTTACATTTAAAATACCCGGTTACACCGTTGATAAGAAGAGTTTCACCTTTGTCATTAAAAGATTTGAGAACCTTGTCTTTGAACATGAAGCCGGCTACATTCGCACCATCGGCAAACAGGGTGTCAGTGGCGATATTCACAAACTTCTGCATAGCTTCCCAATTGGAATCACCGTTGACAGATGTGGGTGCAGCGGTAACGGAAGCGCCGTAATTCTTTACAAGGAAATTATAATAAACTCCCCCTATCAGATATATGACCTTATCCCGGTAATCCGCATTCCAGACATAAGTCTGTCCTGATGCGAATACACCTCTGTCACGGGGAAACGCCCCTGTTGCTCCGGTTGCTCCTATGGCACCATCATTAGCTACACCCACCCCTTTTTCAGCGACAAAATTATTATTCCATGCGTTCGCGTCAGATGCGGATTTATAAGCCCGGACGGCAAACTGGGTGTATCCGGCTGTCGCAGGCACGGATATCTGATTGCTTAGGGTAGCACCTACATGAGCCAGCCAGCTTCCGTTATACTTACGGGCTGCCAGATAAAGCGTGCTGCACGTGCTTACATTGCCTGCCACATTCTGTTTGCAAGTGACAAGGAATCCAGACGGGGATGGCGTGCCTGTTGAAGTGAAGTTGATCACGCTGACAGGACTGTCCAGCCAGTAGGATGCCGACGGTCCGACGGGGGCAACCATCTCCTGCCAGTCCGCATGTACCGTCCGGTTCGCAGATCTGCCGGCGAGGATGTATCCGCCGTCTCTTTTCCTGCGGAGTCTGCCGTTTCTGAACTTGGCGATTTTAATCGGAGGGTTGGAGGTTTCAACCTTGCTTAAGTAAGATCCTCCGGCAAACGATACTGTACTGTTCTTGGCATACGGAGTATTGGCGGATTCCCAATGACCGGCTGCTGTGATGCTCTCACCATCCTTTCCGTCACTGCCGTCCACAACCATCGGGACAGTTTCGACATCAACCGCCTGACCGTTCACGTAGAACACGAACTTCAAGCTACTGGTAAAATTACCGGAAGCCACCCCGACACCATCACCGATGGGAACCTCGGCCGCACCGTCACGACTGTACTTTAACTCCCCGTCCGTTGTGGCCGTAGTGACTGCACCGACTGTCTTCATACGCCGACAGGATACCGAAGCTACACTGTAACCGCCGTTCTTGTTCTTGCTGACCATCGTGACCGAAGTGACAAGGCTATAAATTACCGCATCGGAACCGTCCGCCCCGCCACGGACACCGGTTATCTTGAAAGTCAGTTCACGGGTATAGAGCTGCCCGTTCTTCATTGCAGCCAGTGTGATGGTGACCGTATTCTGTTCCGGAACCGACTTTCCGGCAGCGACGGATATCGCCACCGCTCCGGTGGCCTTGCTTGTGCTTGCCGTGAAACCGGCAGGCGTGCTGACTGTTAAAGTCTCAAGGGTGAGTTTCTCGGTACCGTACCACATGGATACATGGGTAGTCCATGACTGTGCGGAAGTAGTAACACCGGTACTGGTAAGAGCGACGCTCACCATCTCATTGTCAAGGTCGGCCATGATATTCGACTCCCCGTCCTTACTCCAACGGTGCACAGGGGCCGGAGTGCTCCATTCACTCCATACTCCATCACGCTTCACACGTTTGCACGCCCATTCCACCTGATGGTCGGCATCCACGCCAAGAAAATCATCTGTCCAGCCTTCCGGTATATAATCATCCTGCTGTTTCGATTCCGGCTTGTCAGGGGTAAGGCCGATGATGTTGGTACGGGTGTAGATCCACTCGTAACCTTTGCCGTCCTTACCGTCAGTCCCGTCTTTGACCATGACCATCCACAAACCATTCCGGTATATGTAAGTACAATGGTCAGCCGTATTTCGGTAGCTGTCACCCTCCTTGGGATTGGACGGATGGGATGCGAACTCACCCAAGAAGGTGATACTCTCACCTTTAAGTTCACGACCGTCCAGCAGCATCTCCCAGTCTTCATGCACGGTCCAGTCGGCTGATTTCCCGGCAAGGATATAACCGCCATCCTTTTTCTTTCGATAATTGCCGTTCCTGAACCTTGCAATTTTAATCGGAGGATTGGATGTTTTCACCTTGGAGATAAAAACACAGCCCGCCAAAGTGACCATGGTATTGACCTCGTATGGGGTCTTAGAGGATTCCCAATGACCGCCACCTATTACAGACAGTCCCGGATCACCCTTGTCACCTTTGGCGGCTGATACAAGCCAGTCCGGATTGTTTTCGGATGGCTCGGAAGTAGTGCCCTTGTCATTGACGCACAACCATGTGGAACCGTTATGGGGCACACGGGAATAATACGCATACTTCCTGCCCGGCTCCCAGCTAGGGAAGTCGATAGGAACGCGGACTGTGCTACCGGTAATTTCATCAATTTGAAAAATCAATCCCGTCATGATGATATCCTGCAATACTGCCGAGAACCTGTCGCAGTTGATCCCGTTGATGGTCATACCCTTCTTCTTGCCGAACCAGCTCTTCATCTGTGCCGGCTCCGGGTCCCAGGTGTTGGCATTGTCAACAAGGGTGATGCAGCAGTTACCGTCACGCACGTCTATGATGATATAAGTCTGACGCTCCTTGTCGGTGAAGTTCCCCGTCTGTCCGAGACGCATCTCGTTATGGGGAACGAACTCATATCCGGGACGCGGAACCATCACGAATGTCTTCTCGTCGTAATCTGCGGAAGTGATACGGTACTGTATTTTCCGGAAACCAATAAAGTCACCGGTAGTGACGCTTTTGTCATGCCAGAAGCCTAGGAGGATATCGTCCGGCTTCTGTCCCAGCGGTACACCATCCTCCAGATCAGGGGTGACAGTATAGCTGCCGTCACTATTGGCGACAAAGCTTTTTATCTTCAGCCCTCCGCCGGGACTTATAGTATTATATCCTTCAAAATAGGTCTGACGGTTGAAACGAAGTTCAGGAACACTCAGAGAGCTGCGCAGGACCAGAGCCTCCAGCTCGGCACGGGCGTCCTCACCGATGTAACCTCCAGAAACGCCGGTAACGAAATCACCGAACTTGGCGTATTTCTTGATGACGGTTCCGCCCAACAGGGATAATAGGAAACCGGTGCGTTCCTCCGTATCCTTGCGCATGAACATGATCAGCGAGCGCAATGCGGAATACACGTTATGGTCTGTCGCAGGGGTGGAGTCGTGGCTTCCGATCACATACACACCGCTGCCACCATCGCCCGTATAGGTCTGTCCCTTTAGGGTAAGGCTCTCAACCTTTTCCTCCAGCTCCCCGATACGGGAATAGGCGGCGGTTTCCCCGACAGTATAAACAGGTGAGTCAAAGGAATAGTCAAGATTGAATTCAAATCCGATAACCCTTGACTGTCTTCCGTTCTCGAAATAAGCCTTGTTGATAAGGTTGACCTTTTGACCGATGCCATAGAAATTATGAACGCCATCCTCACGGTATGCGTCATTTGACATCATCGTGCAGCCATAGGTACTCGGGTCTATCTTGGATTTGGCAGCGTACTTTTCAGTCTTTTCCTTCAACTCCTGCTCGGCGGCACCCACAAGCCCCAGTTCGGTTATTTTCGTGCTGTCCCAGCCGGAAAGCACATATTCATCTCCATCCTGGGGAAAGAGCACATCACCGGGAAGCGGTCTGCCATAGTCCTCATTCCTGACTATCTCCCAAAGCTGTGCCTCAGGGTTCCATCCGCCATCCTCCAATTTCTCCGGCTTTCCCTCAGGATTGAACTTCACGGCGAACTCCAAACCGTTGAGAAGCCCGGATGCGAAACGTATCCTCAGCTCCTGACCGGGGAGGATATATTTCTCGGAAAAGTTAACACCCGTGTCCCTAAAGCGGTAGGCATTCCATTTTTCCTCGGTGGTTGTGCCGTCCTCATTCTCCACCTTGTCCGTCACTTCGATAGTGGTGACATCCGACATGATGCCTGTTCTTCGGGGATAGACTTCATCGAAGATAACCACCTGCTCGACGGCTTCCTCGGTAGTCATATCAGGATAAGCGTCAATGTAAGGAGTGCCTTCGGGAAGCATCAGCCTGCGCTGCACCACGCCGTTCACAACCACGGTCTCGTCAACCGGACGGTAGTCAGATGGGATATTCTTTGTTGAACCAAAAGCGTAGATACGGGTGGCATAAGTGGACCGGGATTCTGACTGTGACATTTCCTGCACGTTTTTCCCGATTTCGAAATCCACCGCATCGCCAGACTCACAACGTCCGAAATGGATGATGTTTTCAGTCACCCAACATTCGCAATCCCATTTCTTCGCCATCTCAAAACAAGCGTCAAGGATGTTGATGTTATCGTAACTCATCAACTGGGACTTGTTTTCGACTGTGGAATCAATGGAGAAAACAAAATCCTGTCCTTTGTATGTGTAACCAAGAGCTTTCAAATTTCTAAGGACTATACCGGCTTGTACGTCAAGCGGGGCGGTCAGGTTCCAGGACGCCTCCTGTCCGGTCGTCTCCGGGGTATATTTGAAGATTTTGTTTTTCCATTTCCAGTAGTAGGCGTCAAGTCTTAATTCGTAATCGTAGCCGGCGGTATTGGTGTTGAATGCGGGCTTCTGCAAGTCGCACACCTCGAACAATCCGAAGTTACATTCCACGTATGAGCCAAGTTTGAAATATATGGGATTCTCTAAGGAGAACTTTAACATGATGTAGTCCTCCTTCATCAGAGTGAACTTACGCTTGCAGCCTTCATTGATCAAAGTTGTAAGCTGGATAGCACCGGATATGTCTTTGATGTCGATTTGTTCCATGTCTTCAAAGTTCGGGGATAAAAAAAAGAGTGCCCAATTTTGAGCACTCACATACACGACAATAAAACCAATGTCGTGAATTAGCTTCTGTTTGCCGGATTTGGCTCGTTAAACTTGGCTGAAATTTTTCCGAAAGTTCGGTCTAAACTCTGTGCGTAAGTGACACTCTTGCCAGTATAAATAAGATGGTAAACCTCGCTACTATTAGCAGGAATCTGAATATCAACCACACCTTTATACAGCTCATCAAAGAAAGCTTTCTTCTTTGCTTGATAATCAGACTGAGAATTACTCTCGATAGTGAACGAAAGAGTTATTTCCCTCTCATCGACTTTAGGATTATTGATTATTACCCGTTTCCCATGTTCAAGTCGGCTTTTGTTCTCAATAAAATCCTTCATGGAAGCGGATGCCCCAATAACATCAAGAAACCCCTCTCCCATTCTCACACCCCATGTTGTATAAGCGTTTTCGCCATTAATTAATAATTCATCCATAGACTATAATTTTGCTGTATTCTTTTTAACTTCTGCTATATCTCTTTGCATCTGTTGAATAGGTTTGACGATTGCCCCTGTATTTTCTGAAATCTGTACCAATTCAAGATAAGATTGTGCTATCAAATCTCGCGTATCATCAGCGATATTCCTTGTTTCCGTATTTATGGAAAGTAGAGCATCTGCTTTTACTGTCAGTAGATTAAGTGATTGAGATTGAATAATATTCTGATTCTTTATCTCTTCTCCTGCAATCTGCAATGCTGTAAACCGCCCGTTCAACTCTTCGCCGGTATCTTGAGACATGGTTTGGAAACCTTTGCTGCTTGCAGACTGGGAAGCTGCTTCCTGTGAAATCTTGTCATATCCGGTTGCTGCGGCAAGCTCGTCACGGAGCTTCATGGCTTCGTCCACATAACCCATGTATTCATCCATCAGCTCCTTACGCTCATTATTATCAAGCGTACCATCATCCTTCATGGCTTCACCGAATTTATCATACCATGTCCTCAGTTTGTCACTAAACTGTTCACCGATGGCATTTGACAGCATCGCCTGCATGAAATATTTGGATATGTCATCAGCAAAATCCTCCGCACTCTTCTCCATATCCATCAGACTGCTTATAAAACTGTCATACATGGAATCGAATGACATTCCGATCAGGCCCTCATAAAGACTGTCGGTCAGTTCTTCCAGTTTTCCTGCCTGCTCTATATAATCATCCAGCTTGTCGGTAACACGCTCACCGTAACCTCCCTTACCGGAAGATTCCATGATATCCCATAACCATACGTCCGACCGTAGAGCCTTCATCTGTTCGGGGGTCAGATTCCACAAGGAATCGGTGCCGGAGAAATCCTGCATGCCGGTAGCTTTTCTTGCGTGTTCCAGCATTTCATCCGTCCATTTCAGATAATGCTGCCAGCTGCCGTGGCTCTTATGATATCCGGCTTGCTCCTTTGCTATTTGCAGATAGTTTTTATTGACTTCCTCCTGATACTTTACAGCTTCCCTGTAAGATTCAACCGATTTCATTCCCTTGCTTGCCTTCATCTCGTCAGTCAGATCCTCGATGGCCGTTTGCAAAGTTCCATTCCTGTCCGTCAGCCTGTCTATCGTTTCCTGTACTTCCTTGGCGTTTCCACCTATTCCAAACAAGGAGTTGAAGCCTCCGAATGAGATTGCGTTCAGGATGTTTCCTATGCCGTTCCTCAATGACTTGCCGATTGTGACAAACAAATCCCCTGACAAGACATCACCGATAATTCCACTGACAGCGTTCAGAACAGCATCAAGCAGACCACCGACAAGATCACTTAATCCGTCTTTGAGTACGTCAATGATGGACAGAATCCATCCGACAATGGGGACCTCCTTAAGAGATTCTGACGTTTTTCCTATGACATCCTTGAATCCGTTCACGGTTTTGATAATTCCGCTATATGCGTTATACAATCCACCGGATGAAATCTGCTGCAAGCCTCCCAACAAATTTTCCATGCTTGCTTTCAGTATGGTGGCAGTATCAGTCACATTACGCTGGGCCTGATTGGCGATATCAGTCTGTGTCTTCACATTGGCGGATGCAATGTCAGCATTCTGCCGTGCTGTTTCAAGAGCGTTTGCTGCGGCTTGTTTCTCACTTTCCGTTCCGCCCTTCTGCGCTTTGGTGTAATCATCCTGTGATTTCTTTAGTCTTTCCAAAGCAGCTGTTTCAATCCCTATGGCACTGATACGATTCTGTTCTGCTATTTGATAGGCTTTTACATCCTCTCCAAGTTTCTTGAAGTTGACTCCACTTGTACCACCCAAAGACTTTTCCATCTGGCTGATGGCGTCAATCAATGATTTCTGGCTTGCCTGATCGGAGTTCTTGAACTTGTCAGTCCGTACATATTTTTTCGCTTCGTCCAAGGCAGGCTTTATCATGTCGGAAAACATGGAACCAAACTCACCGAACACAGTAACCCAATCTATATTGGCTTTTATGGCTTCTGTTTCCTTGTTCTGTATGGCAACATCACGTTGTTTCTCCAGTAACTTTACTTGTGCACTATTAACACCGTTTTCTTCCTGTGCTTTCCTTATTTTTTCCGCATACTCTTGGGCGATAGCCAATTTCTGCTGCTGGAACGTGCCATATTCTTTCAAGTAGTCGTTCAAAGCCTGTTGTTCGGCTTTCAGCTGTCCTTCAGTTACATCGGAAATATCTTTATCTCTCATACTTTCGGCATTGGTATAAGCTTCTGAAATTTTCTGTGCCTGCTTGTCGGTCAGCTTACCGTTACCGGCTTTGCTCCATTCTTCCTCCTGTTTTCTTATCGCATCAATCTGTTTCTGATAATCAAGGTCAATCTGTTTCAACTTCTTTTCCGTGCCTTCTCTCATCAGGTTGATTTCATCCTGTTGGTTCTGACGGTGAAGTGAAAGAAGTTG